CCAACACCTGAATTGTCAAAGCCATAATCAATGGAGCATTAAATTCCAAATCAGGCACTCCCCATCTTCCGTCTTTCATCATCACCGGCATTGGAGACACAACATTGCCTACTGTCTGAATTTCAGCACAATGAAGCAAACAGTCTTTCTGAATCTCAAAAAATTTCTCTTTACTCATCACAGGTAAATTGCCTTCGGTCGAAAGCCCTTCAATCTGATTACCTAATCCCATAGGCAACACCTGCGTGAGTAAAGTGTAAATAATGTAAGAGCCTGTTTGAGCATCAAACTTGTTTAGTCTGAATTTTCTGTGCTTCCCTTCGCCCACCTTAATCTCTACATCTTTAAATGTCTCCCTCATTATTTTCTCTCCTTTATTAAATTGTCATTAAGCGGTCAGATTTTGAATCTCTGCCGCCCATAATACCCAAGCAATTTTAGCACCTGATGCTGCATAAGCTTTGTCAGGAATTTTGCCAAAGCTGACTCCCTGTGCTACATGGGAAGTCCCGTCATGAATATTTCTTAGCACGATAGTCATCATAGCCCATTTATCTGTAGATTCGGTCATAACAAAGTTGTATAAACCTAACAGATATTTATGCAAAGGAGAAGTCTGTTGACATTCAATTCTGATTTGACCGTTCTCCCCTGCAATTTTTGAAACCATAACCACACCATCTGCTGCAATATCATGTGCCGTCTTTTCCTGCTGCATCGACACCGTTACCGAACCCACTCCCTCACCTGTAAAAAGATACACAGGTGCCTGAGTAAAGAATGGATGCGATATCGCCCCTGCCAAATCTAAAAAACTATATGTTGTATGACTCGCCATTGTTTACACCTCCTCTATCTATTAACCCATACGCCGATTGTGATGCTGTGAACAGCCCCTGCTTCTTTAATGCTTATATAAACAGGCATGGCTTTCCTAGCCTCTCTGTCTGCCTGTGACTGAGTATCATAAGATTCAGACTGGCACACATACCCTTTAACCAAAGTATCACCATACATAAGGTTAAGAATATTATCGCCTGTCCATCTGCCAGGAGCCAAAAATCCTCTATCAACAGCAAGCTCACAAGCATTATTGCAAGCAGAAATAATCATCACTTGACCAGCATCTGTCTGTGGAATTTTCAATTTCTGATAAAACAAATCCATAACATTTAACTGGATATCATTTCTCAACATATCAAGGTTAATCACTTCATCGAAGAATACTCCACTTGCCATTTTACCCTGTTGAATGATATTGTAGTAATTAGAGTAATTAAGATAGACGTTCGCATTTTTCTTATCAAGATACCCAACTTGAGTCTGAGTCAAATCCTCTACCTTTACTCCAACCTCGCCCTTGAACTTCAGCGTATAAGCAGTATTAGCAAGTCCTGTATTTGCTCCCATTGCGAATCCCATAATTGCAATTATGGCATATTCGCTTTGAGTTGAATATTGACCTACCACTCGCTTAAGCTCCAAAGCCTTCAATTTTGAGAATATATCATCTTCTGAATTTGTGATAGCCAACTCATCATCAGAAGTGAAGGCATATATTGAAGTAGGTAACGCTGCTTCAGCCCATGCCGCCAATGCTCCATGGTCATCATCATTTTCAATTCCCAAACAAACTACAACATACCAATTATTGTCCGCTTGCCTACAAGCATTAACCGCTTCTACCCAAGACTCATCAGGAGAAACGCTCTTATACCCTACCCAAAGCTTACGAGGAGCGGGACTCTGACTGAAATACATAGTTGCTGCAATGTATTCAGGGTCATCAATCTGAAATCCATCTTCCAGTAAGGCATTCGGGTTACTATATTCTCTAATACGTTCTCCTGGGTCAAATATTTCTGCGCCTTGATACCCAACTATCAGAAGTTCATTGAACCCACGTCTAGGAGCAGACAACGGTGAAATGTATTCTGTGACTTGAACAATATTTTCTAAATTTTGTGTTCCCATTTCTACACCTCATTATCTATTTACTGTAAATTCTGTAAGAAGCCCGTCTCTGTTGTGGACTTCTACATCAACACTATCAACGGTCTGTACCGGCTCTTCAAAGGAATTGGCTTCATAAAATCTCAAAGATAGGTCTGCCCTCTCCCACCATTGTGCCTGAAACAGTTCAGGTATTCGTTTAGGAGCAAATGACAGCGGAACATAGTAAATGCCCTCACGATTTAATTCTCGTCTTGCAGCGTCTGTATGCATGCCTATCATTATGCTATACAGATTACTTAACGAGTTATAGCCATATCCAATAACGTGTAGTTCCATCACTCTTGTGAACCCCCGATATATAACATACTCAGGAGAACCCTCTTCAAAAACCACATCATATTGTTTACTATACTCGTCCTCAACAGGTATTGCCGTGATAAAAATTACTTCGTCTGTAATCTTAAATCCCGGAGCTCCTTCAGTCTGCCACCCGATGCGAACATTGTTAGGATTATCTTGCCAACCAAGAGTATTAACTATCACTCCATGCAAAATATCTTCAAATTCATGAACGCTTCTTATAGCCATTTAATCACCTGTCATTCTTACTGCAACGGCTTTCCAAAATCCATAATCCCCGTATGGAGCAACCGATACGACTTTATAATAATCTCCTCTCCATTTTATCCTATCAGATAAACCTGAAGATGGAGTATTCCTAGTTGTGTAGATTTCCTTCTTCGAATAAAACGCCAAACTACCGGAAGCCCTATCAGCCTCCGGCAACATGCGCAATTCTTTATCAGAAAGAACATCTATTGTCCCAAAAGCTCTGATTTGCTTTTCCTCTCCTTGCACCCATCGACCGTTAACGAACTGACCAGTAGTACGCAATATAGTATACGGCTGTGCCAAATCAGAATCTTCAATTATTTCATCAACTGATATCACCATTATTCTTCCTTTAACACATAAGTTATACTTTTACGCAGCTGTCCTGTGTCAATCAAAGGTCTGTCAAGTCCTTCCATGGATTCGCCTGTTTCCAATCTTCGATAAAACTCTTCTAAAGCTTCTTGAGCACTTCTGGATTTACTCCTGCTCAATTTTCTTCTAATCGTAGAAGGTTTATTAGGTGCCCAATTATTTTTAGGATTAACAAACCACTGCCTTGCAACATTTTGAGCAAGTATTCCTACTTTCTCCATTCCTGATTTGAATCCAGCTTTATCTCCCTTAAAGCCCTTCAAAGCGGCATCAAACATAAGAGCATTGATTCTCTTTTTGTTATCAGGGTCTTCAATCGCCGGTTGCAAAACTGGTCTTGCAGGCAATCCAGTCAAAGGAGAGCCATTTGTGTGAATGGCCAGCAGTTGAGCATTTGTCGTCTGCGTATCTGTTTTCTCCTCTGAATCTCCCTTCTTTCTTGGTAACTTTCTTTCGGGAGCATCTGCTGGAATACCTACATAAACAGAAATCTTATCCATCTGCTTTAAAACAGCATCAAGGTAAAAACTTTCCTTCTCTATAACATCAAAAATCATAATTCTGCATCAGCCTTTAACAATTGCAATCCACCAATACCTACAATCCTAGCTAACTGGATAAAATCTCTACCATACCTAGTGAGATTAAAATTTCCTGCGTTTTCTATCTTTGTAGCACTGGTGTCATACGATACAGAAACGCCCCCAACACTTTTACTTGCAATCAATCCTGTGCTTTGCAACACACTACTCCCCCTATCAGCAGAGTCCTGTGCCTGTTTAGATAAAGCTATATTGTGAGCAACAAACAAGAAGGTTCCTTGCTCTAACAAATCGCCCCATCTATCCACATTCAGCCTCTTATCAGCAACATCAGCCCAAAACTGAATAGTGCCGTAAGAATGCGTATCTGTAAACTCAGGAAACGCTTCTATAAATCTTTCAATATCAAAGGCCACTATCTTCCTCTCTTAAGTCTTACAACTTCTTTTGGTTTTTCAGAGACTTTTATCTCCACATTTCCTAATATGTTTTCCTTCAGAGCCTCTTCAGATTTTACTTCTGATAGAGACTCTGAAGGTTTCTTAATTGTGTTAATAATCGTGGACTCCGGCTTGACTGTAGGTCTTGATTTTTCTTTAACCATCACCGCTTTATCAGCAGTAATAAGCCCTTGAACAAACCAATGATTGGCTACCTCTTCATCAAGCTCGTGAATCCCTGGTTTTAGATTCCTGCGATTGCCACCAACCTCAGTAGCAATTTGAACAGGAACCTTGAAAATTACTTTCACCTTCATAGTTTCTCCTCCTTTTTAAAGGCCACTGTTATTATATGCCGTCACGATACAGAATCGTTTCGGGATATACAATCTCTACCACGCCAAGCTTACCAAAGTAAGTGGTTAGATGGTAGATACTCCGGTACTCAAGCGGAGTTCTCTGAAGCGGCACAAGAGGATAACGCAGACGATTCTTGTCTTGCGAATAACAGACCATACGGTCAGTCCCTGCGGCAGGTGAACCAGCCTGAGTCCCCAAACCTGTCAACCATTTGCAAGGCTGAATATCAAGCTTCTTACCGTTGATTTTCAATGCAATACAGTTATCCTCAATGAACTGAAGGATACTGATATTGCCTGCATCAGAAACCTTACGAGAAGTAATTTGAGCGAACTGTGCAGGAGGCAGCAAAAGTTTACTCGGGCAAACCGCTGTTCCCGCATTTTCCCAGCAGTCAACGATAAAGTCGTTGATGTCTTTCAAAATCTCATCATGAGTTTTCTCCGACCACTGAGTAGCACCTTTTGCTCCCTCTTCAACAAAAGAAGTTGAAACAACATTAGTGTTGTTCAGCATGCCGTACTGGTTGACAGCCTTGTCACCTACATAAACCATCTCATCAATATCCATCTGCCATTTAAGCTGCATACCTTGATATTTCTGAGCGTCAACCGGACGACCAAGCTGCTGTGCGGACATCAGTTCGGGAATCGTATAGGAAACTTCCATGCCCCACAAATATAAGGGATTGGAAGTTTTTCCGATATCAACAGCGACGCCAGGAATAGCATTGCTATTTTTACCGATAAAGTTTTTACCACTTGAATCCATGCTACCCGCAGCAGCAAAAGTGGAGTTAGTGAAACTTGATGCATCATCAGCCATAGAGACATCTTCACGCAGGTCAATATCACGACCCCAAGTTACCGCCACTAGTGGTTCATGCAAAGTCTGGTCAAGTCTCTCAAGCTCGCCTATCATGAAGGCACCAGTACTGTCAATTGTGTATCTATCGTATGTAATCATAATGTTAACTCCTCCTATATTCTTCTTACTTAAATATTAAACGAAATTTCAACGTTGCCATCAGCATCAGCTTCACCCATGAATTTAACGCTTGTCAATTCTATGGTATTGCTAGTATCAGAATCGCACTCCAACCCGCCAACAGGATAATCGTCTGTACCGCCATCTTTCCTTACATAAACGGTAGCATTTTTAACCGGAGTTCCTTTCTGAACCTTCACAGTCATATAACCACGACGCAGAATATCAAGCGGCAAACCAATCGGGGGAATCCCACCACCTTTAGCATCACCAGTTCCGCCTGCTGACTGAATCGGGAAGGGACGAACCGCAAATCCATAAACACTTGCAGCTGCATCAGAGCTGTAATTAATT